TAATTCTACTAATTCTGCTTTTTGCTGTGAGATAGTAGTTTTAAGAGAGCTAATAATAGTTTTTGTACTCTCTATTTGAGTTTGTGTATTCTTTATATCATTTGTATCAAGTGCTGCATTAAGTTGGGTATTTATTTGTTTTACAGAAAATTGATCCGAATAGATTACTGGAGGATCTGGTGTGACACCAAAATATGCGGAGATGACCCTATCTTTAGCTTGTCCCTCCATTTGTTTCCCGAAATCAATAACATTGTTAAAGTAATAAGTCTCTAGATTTATATTACTATTAGCTAGTGTTAAATCATTAGTATAAAAAGATATAGAATCCCCCCATGAGTCTGCTATAACATTAAAATCATCATTGACCCCTTTAATAAATACGATATCACACTCATTATATCCTATTGGTACTCTTACCAATTTTTCAGAAAATGGGGTAGAGTAAATGTAGAATTTATTATTAATATTTGGGTTTCCTATACCTATTAGTCCTGTTATCCTTATCCTCTTTTCTGTTACCTCAATCTCATCTATCTTATAAAGGCTTTCATTATATCTAATCTGATCCCCTACTTTTAGTTCTATATTTTTAACAACAAAATCATCTGATGTAAGACCATAGTTAATAGTATCAAGATAGTACCAATCACTTCCATTAATTACTCTTTTATCTATTATAGTAAAAGACCCTGTATACTTATTAGGATTAAGAGGAAGCTCTTGAACGTCTTCATCTATCCAGTATCTTTTTCCATTTTCTGTTAATATGTTTATTACATCACCATATGAGTAATATTTTCCAACAAAATTATCTTTAAACCATTGAGTTTCTACATCATCATAATTATCAAATATAATTCTTCTTATAACAACTCTATCAGAACGATCATCTATTTTATCCTTAAGATCAAATTCTACATACATTTGTGGGAATAAAAGATTTTCAAAAAACCAGTTATTTCTCCAATTAAATTTAGTAGGAGCAGCTACATTAACTATTGGATCTGGACTTTTAGATAGAGGAACTGTTGATACACTCCTATATGTCCCATCATCTAAAAGAACTACTCCATTTCCAGAAACAAATGTATTAACGGTATTTGATATTCTTTCTAATTTTTCTAGAGTATATTGATATGAAGGCATACTGTATGTGTATATGGATGGATCCCCAGTTACAGGGTCTATCCCCTCAAATCTGATAGTTACAGTATCTTCTTGAGTTGTTAATGCCTTATTCATACCCTCCATTGCTGATAGGGCAATATTAACATTTCTGGTTAGATCTGTTATAGTTTGAATAAAAGAATTATTACTATTTGACATGATTACAAAATTTTTTATTTTTTAAGTTCATTAATTTCTCTCTTCAATTCATCTATCATCTTTTGCTGTTCTTTAATAGCTTCAATTAGATAAGGAATTAGTTCTGTATATCTAACAGTTTTGTAAAATGTTTCATCATCCCCGGTTTCAAGAGGAAGAACAGTTTCATCAACAATTTCAGGAATTATATTTTCTATTTCTTGAGCAATAACCCCAAAATGTTTATCTCCAGTTTTCTTTCTATCATATGAAACCCCCCTGATCTGAAGTATCTTTTCTAATGGGCTTTCTAAATCTTTAATATTATTCTTTAGACGAATATCTGATACAGCTGAAGAATATGCAACTATATTACCATCAGCATCAAATTGACCATTTGTATCAAATCTAAATTTATCTGTTCCATCACTTGTTAAATATAAGTATCTGTTTGTATTATCCCATCTAAAGCCACTATCTGTATCATTTCCTAAAAGAATAATATAAGTACTACTTGCTGGGAATTTAATAGGAACATTAGAGTCTAGAGATGTAGAGAAAAGTGATAATCTCTCTGTAGTGGCATTTCCTGCATAGAAATAAACTGCATTTCCATAATAAGTTGAATTATCTCCATTTATATAGACACTTCCTCTTCCGGAACCTCCTATTCCGGGACGTAAAATTATATTACCTGAATTTCCACTCGCTCCACTTGTTTCAAGAATAACATCTCCTCCGTTACCACTACCTCCACTTGATCCTAAGATTATTAAATTCCCTCCATTTGTTGGAGAGCCTGTCATACTTATAGTTCTAGAACTAGAGTAAGATAATTGTATATTTCCGCTTACATCTAATACTGTCCCGCTAAATCTTAGCCCAGACTCCCCGTTAATAGTACTACTTCCTGTTGCTGTTAGAATATAGTCATTAACATTATTAGATATAGATGTTACCGCTGATATACCTGCTGAAGTTCTCTTAAGTATGTTTCCATTCGATGTATCAATATAAAGAATTTGATTATCTTGGGGGGTTCCAATAGGAATATTAAATGTATTCCCTAAGATAATAGAACTTGTTTCTAAAAAACCTATATATACGGATCCATTTTCTATAGATCCTTCTCCTCCTTCAATATATACATTTCCTCCTATTCCTGAATCTGAACCTCCACCATATAAATATAAATTACCTCCGTTAGAAGTAGAATTAGAATCCTGTCCTTTTATAGTTAAACTATATGGAGTAGATCCAGTTTTTATAGAAATAGTACTGCTACTTCCACTCCTTAGATTTATATTACCATTTATTTCAATACCATCAGAATCAGTCTTTAGCCTTTCGGTACCAGAATTATATAAAGATATAGAAGAATTTGATGCATCAATAATAGCTATTCCATCAAGAGAATATCTCATTATCCCGTTAATACCATCAATATCTAAAACTCCTCCATTACCAACAGATTTATAATCTCCTATCTTAAATGTCTTATCATTAGAGTTAAAAATAAAATATTCATTACCACCAGAATATAATATTACAGATGAATCAGTTTTTAAAAGTCCTGTAATATATCCATTAACGGATAGATTTGAGCTAGCTGTAAAAAGGGATTCAATAATAGTATCACCAAAAACATGTAAAGCAGCAGAAGGATCTGCAGTTCTAATACCTAGTCTCTTTAGTGAACTATTCCAAGTTAAACTAGGATCAGCATTTAGAGATCCATTAGAATTAAATTGGATATTTCCTGTAACCCCTGCAGCACTTACATCAGAAGAAGCGATAATTTTTAAATATCCATTTTCCCATTGGAATTGAGTACCAATAGAAGAGTCATTTATATAGCTCTTGTTGAAATCGAAAGATGAACTACTAATATTATCTACATAAAGATATTTTAATATTGCTGATCCATCAACAACTAAATTTCCTGATACTGATACATCCCCTCTTAGTATCATATTATTTGATGTGTCTATATGAATAGAAGATTGAGGATTTCCAGTGTAGATATCAATTTCTCTATAATTAGTTGATGACCCTAATTGAAGAGGAGACCCATATCCAAGAAGAATATTATTAGATACATCTCTTATTGCATTTTCTATAATTACATCATCAAGTTTAGTCTCTCCTATTACATGTAAAGGAAATTCTGGAAATGGATTTTTAATACCAACATTTCCGAATCTCATATATACAGAACTATCTACAAGAGGGTCATCTCCATCTGCAAAAAGTGCTAACGTATTAGCTGTTCCATGAATATCTCTTCCTATATCATTAATTGTATATTGTAATGACTGGATATCATTTAGAATTTGTGTTTGAACTGATTGAACCTCCCTATATTTTTCGGATATATTCTGTATAACACTAGTATTTTGAGTAAGTAAATTAACAGCTGTATTTAGATTTGCAAAAGCTTCTGTCCAATCCTCTGCATATAACTGATCCGAAGTAGCCATATCTACTACTGTTGAATTAGTATCATCAACCATGTTATCTGTCTTTATATTAAGACGTAGAGAATAGGATGTTCCAAATCCTGAAGGGGAGCTTTGGATCTTTTCTAATGCTGGTATTAGAATGCCATCTAGAGGAATATTAGAAGAATTACCAGAAGGAGCATCAATGAATAGAACCCCTAAAAGATTCCTTCCTAATACTGTACTACCTGTAGAATCCCATACAGTATAATATATAAGAACTGCATTAAATTCAAAACTATCATTTATTGAATACTGAATAGCCATCTTATCATATGTTAGCTCGCTATCAGCATAAATAGACTTTAAATCATCTAGATCAAAAACAAGAGATAAACAATCAATTTTAGATCTTTTAAATTCAACAGTATTTCCTCCTTTAGAATATCTTAAATTTGTATTATAGATTCCTGTTGAAAGATATGATGATGAATCAATTAAATAGGAATTCTTTGTTACTGGGTCTAATCCCTCTGGTGTATACCACCAACCGTTAGAGTATGTACCAGTTGAGTCATCATATTGAAGTGTCCAAGTTCCATCTGGCGATATAATTTGTGTTGATGAGTCTACGAAATCATAATATGCTAAATAACTTAATCCATCTGGATGTGGAAGTGTATAATTCTCTCTTCCTAAAATATTTTCCCCTAATCCCTCTATTCTCATTCCATGATAGTAGTTATCATCTTCTACTATCTTAAAATATACACTCATTTGTCCATGAGATGTTGGGACTAAGATATATGTCTCGTTATATGTTCCAAATGAGTCTGTTCGGACATTCCCAGCTGAAATTTGTCCTATATACTTAACAACAGAATTATATCCTAATGACCCATCACTATCTATCTCTTCTGTCCAGTATTGGTTACCTCCTATAGATACATCTTTAGACCATCTAATAGCTCCTGTTTCCTTTAGCCATTTCCAAAAGACTCTTTCAGAAACTGTCCTAATAAGTGTAGGATTATAGTTTTCCTTATTTAGAATATTTGATTCTAAATTTAGTGCGTAATTTTCAAATGATTCTGCTATTAGTACCCTTCCATCTTTAATTGATGGATTCCCCTGTTCATAGCCAAAAGCTCCAGCAATATTAGTAACATTAAACCTATTTACATTAAGATTTGTTGGTAAAGAAGGTAATTGCTGAATTGGTGGGATATTCAGAAGTGCAAAATGTGATATTTTTACAATATTATTTCTTTCATTAATGTTAAGCCCAATATCTTCAACTGCTGAACTAAATGTGTAGATAGTTCCCCCATTAATTCTCATTCTTTTTACAAAAGGAGTAATTCTATTATTGCTCATATTCTATAATAATTTTCTATAATATTTTTCTTTTTTTTATAATATTGTATATTTCCCCCCATACTGTTTTACAGCCCAAGTAGGACCCCATGATGGGTCATAGCTTATACTAATTAGTTTTATCCAAGTACCAGCAGATGCATCATCATATTCTACAACTAATTTTTTTATTGATGTTAGAGAAGATTGCTGTTGTAAAAGAATTGTATATGGGCCATTATTAGATGTATCTGTATTGAAGACTATTTGGAATTCCTGTCCTATATTGTTATTCTCAAATCCGTAAGAAGAGTCATTCCCTATCTTAATATATGGTTTATTTACATCTACCCATACAAAAGCTGATGATTCTAAAGGAAATATTGATGAATCATAAGCTGATCTTGTTGAGGTATTATCCCCGATATAAGTGTTAACAAAATCGATATCTGCTGTAGTTGTATTCTGATATAAATTAGTAAACTGATTTTTAACTACTAAATTATCTACAACACATGTAACAAATTCTCCCATGGATCCTTTTACCCTTCCTGTTGTCTCAACTGGTTTAATAATTATTTCTCTATTTTCATCAAAAAATATATCTAGATATCTTTTAAAAGCAGAAAAGTTCTCATTAAAATATTTTGGCAGCTCCGGAATAAAAGTATCAAGGTAGATCTTACTCCAATCCATATTATTCAGTTTTATTTTATATATCTATACTAATATAAAAAAGGTCTTTTCTTTAACAAAAAAATTATAATATATATGATATAATGTTTAACCTCTAAATCTTAAAAAAATGATCACAAAAAAAATTGGAGATTTCAATTGGGAGAAATATGAAAATTGGAACGGAGTTAGTTTAACAGTTAATGAAAAGATTAAAGGGCAGGATAAAAAAACAAAAGTTTATTCTTTTGAACCATATGCCCAGGAAATGTTCGCCATCTACACTAATCAATCTAAAAAATTTATCAGAAAAGATCTAGAAAAAGGAGACATAATTCCAATTGTTGACTTATCTGTTTCTGATATTTCCGGTAAAATTATTGTAGAGACATTAGGTGGATTATCATTAGAGATAGATCTGGAAAGAGAGAAGAGATTTCTTCAAATTTATGGGTTTAATAGTATAGATGATTTCGTAAACTCTATGACAGATAAAAATAAAGTAAAAGAGTTTATTGATTTAGGAATCTCTGCATACGTTACAGAGTCAATTCCAAATTTGAAAATATCTCTTTGGCAAGGTCATATTAAAAAGACTAGAGATGAATTTCTTGAACAAATTAATTCGCCTTCTAAAGCTTATATAGCAAAGATTCTTAGAGCTAATAGAGGAGGTTTCTTTGTTGATGTTCAGGGAATTGAAGCCTTTATGCCTGGATCACTTGCAGCACCTAATAAGATTATAGATTTTGACTCTTATGTTGGGAAAGAAGTAATTGTTATGGTTGAAGACTTTTTAGAAGACATGAATTCATTCATATTCTCTCATAAAAGATATGTTGAGCATGTTCTTCCTTATAAGATACAAGAATTATCTCTTAATGAGAAATATACCGGAGTTGTTACCGGAACTTCAAAATATGGAGTATTTGCTGAATTTAAAGAGATCTTTACAGGTCTCCTTCATAAGAGTAAAATGAAAGAAGATACTTATAATAGATTTAAAAACAATGGATTTAATCCTGGTGATAGTATAGAGTTTTATATCTCTGAGATTACTAAAGATAATAGAATAATCTTAACAGAGGAAAGCCCAGAAGAGAAAAAAGAAAGAATATCTAAATTTGTGGAGAAATATAATAATAAACCAATAGAATGCAATGTTAGTGCAATAATGAATTTTGGTATTATAGTTAACGTTGAGGACTTCTCTGGTATTGTACCAAATAAAAATTTTAAAAAAGCTCATGTATCACCTAAAAATTTTACAGTAGGGGATAAAATAAAATTGAAGGTAGAAGAGATTAAAGAAGGAGATAAAATTATATTCGAATTTTGGAATGATAAAGAAGATAGGGCATCATCATGATGCTCTATCTTTTTTTAGATAAATAGAATAAAGATCCATTTATGAGACCGAAAGAATACCAACCATATGAGATTTTTAAAAATGCATACATAGGTCTTATATTTGAATTTTTTTCATCTAAAGATATACAATTTATTAGAGACGACTTATCAAAAATATTAGAAAAAGCTGTAGTAATAACTGAAGATCCAAACTCTTCCCCGACATTTTCATCATCTATTCTCTTTAAAGAGTATGGTGAAAATATGTGTAGATATCAGCTTAAGATTGCTATGGAGAGTTTTAGTACTATAAAACCTATGATAATTAGTATTCTTAAGTTTATCAATGGTATAGGAAACTTAGACTATAGTACAAGATTAATTGTTGATTTATTCTTTGATCATAGGATTTTGCAGACATTGTCTACTATATCTAATATGGACATATCAAAGATGATACTTAAAATAGATGAGAACTTCTTTTATAATAGATTTCCTATGAGTAAGATTTCTCCTCTTTGTTTATCTGTAGAAAAAGTTTTTCCATATGATCAACTTGTTAGTACATCATTATCTTTATCTAATCTAAAAAATAATCTTTCTTTTCCTATATCAGAAAATTATGGTATTGACTTTACTCGTCAACCAATGGGGATACTTCGATTTAATTATATAGTTGGTAATTATGCAGAGAATCCTAATTATGTAAATGAAGCTATAGAATACTATATAATTACAACTTATAAAGTTCTTAATTCATCTGGGATAGATCCTGAGATGGAGTATAAACTGGATAATATAGGTAATAAGTATTCTTCTATAAGAGATTATTATAATGATCCTGAGATTTTCTTAAAAAGATTCCCTAATATAAAAGTTTATGTTAATCTCTCAGGGGATATCTCAGTGATAAGAACCTATTGGAGTAGGATTCGAACAAATATTATGAAACTTATACTACAATCAGACTTAAAGAAAGGTAGTTTTAATTTAGATACTGATCTTGGGTTATTTGAGATAAAAGATGCAGAAATATTTAATGCTATTATTAAAGATTTTAATATAGTCAGATGTAAGATATCATCTAGTATCTTAGATAATTGTTATTTTTATATATGTAATATAAATAATTCAAAGATTGATAATTCAAAAATTATATCTGGAAATAAGATAGAAAAGTCTTTTATAAATAATTCTATAGTTAATAAATCAAATATTATAGATAAGTCTTATATAGTAAATAATGGGAAAATTCTTAACTGCAAAGTTAATTCATCTGTTGTAAAAGATGCTAATTTAGGTAAAGATGCCAAATTAGATGAGAATACTATTCTAATAAAGCCTTCATATGTGTCTCCTCCTCTACCAAAAAAAGGTATTGAAGTTGATGGGGTTAGGGATTATAATTGGATTAAAAGTATGAGAAAAACCCCTGATGAAGGATTTGCTAATTACTATAAGAGTAAATATTAATTGATAAATAGATAAAAAATATATGACTAAAGAACAACTTATAGAACAAATTAAAGCAGAGCTTACTGCTTCTTGTTCTCTTCCATATTCTCCGCCATCTGCTGAGATAGAGAGAATTATAGATAAAGAGATGAGGTGGTTATACAGGGAATATAGAACTTTGCTGGAGGACAGAATATACATTATTAATTATAAATACTTTCAGACTAAAGAGTTTAGGAATAGTAGAAGTATACAGATGAATAAGTGTACAGAAGGAGTTAAATCTGTTGTAGAAATGACAAAAGGAAATAGAGTTTTTGGGATTAATGACCCAGATCTTAGTTTTGATAGACTTATGGCTTCAGATCTATATTTAACTCCTCTCTCATCGGATCAGATTACTTATAGAACTATTCAGTGGAGTTTTTGGGATTTAGCTAGATCATTTAGTCTAAGAGAGATTAATCATGACTTTAATCCGAATACTCATAGACTTATTATAACAGGGAGAACCCCAAATGAGAGTCTTATGGTACTAGCAATGGATCATATTCCGGAAGAAGATGCTTATGAAGATACAGTAGTTATAGAGTGGATGATTGCAAAGTCAAAGATATCTCTTGCTAGAATATTAGGAGCTTTTAACTATAATCTATTAGGAAATGTAACTATTAATTATGAGCAATGGAGAACTGAAGGGACAGCAGAGATAGAGAGTCTAAAAGAGAAGATCAAAGGTGATGATGTACCTGATTGGTTTATAATGTTACAGTAAATATAAGAGGATATATAAGTTATACAAAAATATTTATATTAAATTATACAGATTTCAATGCATAAAATAGTAAGAGAGAGTATAAATATGAATTTTAAGAAATATAAAGATCTTAAGAGAGATCTAGATATAGGTGTAATCAGCTCTATTCAAAAATGGATGGAAGATATAGGTATAGATGAAGATGATTATAAAATAAATGATGATCTATCTATAGATGTCTTTCATGATGTTAACTTAGTTGATAAACATCTTAAAGAGCTTCCTGAATATATAAATTTTAATAAAGTTACTGGAGGATTTTATGCTGCTGGAAATAATTGGAAGAGTTTGAGAGGATTCCCAAAAGAGATTTTGGGGGATTTACAGTTAAGATCTATATCTCTTCCTAAGACCTATTCTATTCCTATAAATTTTGATGAAGAAGAAATAAGAAAATCAATAAAAGTATATGGAAAAATCTATAAATAAAAGGAAAAAGAATTTCTATCCTGTATGGAGAGAATATCTAGCTGAAGAGTATTCAGTAAAAGGTAAGAGTAATAGAATACCTTTCCCAAAAATAGATGATATGGATAAGGTATACACTATAAATGGAGAAGAGATAGATATGAAGCATCTAAAGAGAGAGATGGAAAGTGCAAAAACAGCTATTGTATCTCAGTCTCCTCTATTTGCTCCATATGTTCATAATTTTACTCCTATTTATACATGGTATGTTCCAACAATGGCAACAGATGGGATAAGACTATTTGTTAATCCTAAATTTGCAAATGACTTAACATGGGAGCAAAAGATATTTGTTATTATCCATGAGATTATGCACTGTGTGCTTCTTCATATGGAAAGGATAAAAGGAAGAGATCCAGAATTATATAATATGGCAGCAGACTTAGAGATTAACCCTATTATAATTGATACTTTAAATGATTTTGATGAAGCCTTTATAAGAGATCTTAATGGTCTATATGATAAGAAATATCTTAATCAGCCTGTAGAAGCTATCTATGAAGATTTAAAGAAGAACCCTCCTATGGCGGGTAATTCTTTCCAAGATAATAAAGGTGGGAAAGAAGGAGAGTCTGGAAAAAGTGGAGAATCTGGTGATAGTGGACAGCCAGGAAAAGGCGGAAAAAAAGGAAAAGGTGGGGGTGTAGAGATAGAGGTTGGGACTAAAGTTATGATAAGGAGTACTGGGGAGAAGGGAATAGTTACTGCTATAAACCCAGATGGAACGTATGAAGTTGATATTATAAATGAAAGTTTTTATCCAAAGCTATCTAATATATTATTTGAAAGTTATAGAAGAGAAGAATTAGTACCAATTATTGAAGGAGAACCTCCTGCTGATGCTACCAAAAATTCCTCTGGAGGGGTTAGTGATCCAGCATATGAAGTTATATACGAAAAGATGAGAGAGTATGATCCTGCTGGTACAGGTGGTATTATGACTAAGGATATTGGTGAGAAGATAGCAGAAAAATCTGGCTATGATGTAGAAAGTGGAGAAGCTGGGCCTGATATAGATCCTAAAGATAAATGGACATCTGAGTCAGCAAAGATGCTTAAGGATATAGAGAGGTCTAAAGAATATGGATCTGGTAAAGGAAGAGCTTTACTTACTGCACTATCTAGACTTCATAGAGGGGAGGTTAACTGGAAGAATCTATTTAGTAGATTTGTCTCCACAGCACTCTCTCCAGAAGTATATCAGAAGATAGGTAATAAGAAACATTTAGGTAAAGAATATCTTAAGTATGGTGAAAAGAATAAGATGGATGCTTTAGAAAATATTGTTATTTTAGTAGACGTTTCCGGTAGTATGAGTATGGAAAGTTTGGAAAGGATATTAGGAGAGATAAACAGTATTATATTTTCAAAGAGAGTAAAGACTATTAATATAGCTTTCTTTGATGATGGGGTTGATGAAGAAAGTGTTCAAAGAATAACTAGAACTTCTGGTCGTCCATGGATTCCTAAAAATGTTAAAGGAGGTGGAGGTACAGATTTCCAAAAAGCATTAGACTGGGTAAAAGAAAAATTTAGAGATAGGATTTCACTTTTAGTCTTCTTTACAGATGGATATGCTCCTATGCCTGAAAAGCCTATCTATTGGAATAAGTTTATATGGGTGGTTTATGGTAATCCAACTTTTAAACAGCCATTTGGTAAATTAGTAAATTTAAGTTAAATATTTTAGAATAAATATAAAAAAAATGTCTATGAGAAAAATAGTAAGTGAATCTGTTTTTGAGTTCAAAAAGAGAAAGTCCTTGAATGAAGGTATTTTTAGAAATTTAGGAAACTTCATAAAAAAGGTATTTAAAAGAGTAAAAAAATTCTTTTGGCTCGTTATTGGTGATAGAGCAGAACCTGTTATTCTTCCGGTGAATATTGGTATTATGGTTAAAGATGGCATACTTAGTCCTGCTATATCATATGTTCCAAATGATGATGACCTACTTCTTGAACCAGGTCTAAGAACCGAAAGTCCTAAAAGTGTAATAGAGAAGAGAAGACTTATTACTAATGAGTCATTAAATGAAGCTAGAGTTCCTCTAGAGCATCCTGATAAGAATGTCCCAAATATTAATAGGGATGAGCTCTATATGGAAATAGAAATGGCTATAAGAGACCCGGAAGGAAAACCTCTTATGATCTGGGGAGCTCCTGGTATAGGAAAGACTGAGATTGTTAAAGCTGTTCTAGAAGCTAATTCTAAAGGAAGGCTTATTGATGTCCAGACTTCTAAGATGGCTCCAGATGACTGGAATTTACCAGCTATTGTTAAAATGGAGGCTGGTGAGGTAAAAGCCCTTGATATTCCTAAGTCTTGGCTTCCTGTTTATAAACCTACAGGTAACAGAGAGATAGATGCTAAGCTAGATAGAATAGCTAATGGAGGCACAGAAGATGAGGATGGGCCTGGTGGAGTTATCTTCCTTGATGAGCTTTCAAGGGCTTCATCGTCTGTTCAGAATACATGCTTAAAACTTATTGGTGAGAGGATCATTGGAGATGCTAAGCTTGGATCAAAATGGGCTATTATCTCTGCATCTAATAGAGCTGGAGATGACCCTGACTCAGTACAGAACTTCTCTACTGCTTTAGGTAATAGATTCCAGCAAGTTAACTATGTTCCTGACTTCCGGAGCTGGAAAGAGTGGGGTATGGGAAAGATAGATCAGAGGATATTAGATTTCTTGGAATTCAATCAGGAGTATTTTTATAATCTTGATGATGATCCTGAAAAGAGTATTTTTGCATCTCCTAGAACTTGGGCAGCTGCTTCTGACTCAATAGCTAGGGTTATGCAATATGCTAAAGATAAGGGGATAAGAGTAACAGTTCCTATGCTAACGAGGGCAGTAGGTAAGAACGTAGGACTTGATATTGCTACAGAATTTAGTACATTCTTAAGACTTCTTGAAAGCTTTAGAAAAGAGGATATAGAAAAGGTATTTAATAGCCCAGAAGAAGCTCCTCTACCGAAAAAAGCTGGTTCAGGATATGATCAGTCTGAAGCTAATGCTATTATATCTCTCCTTGTTAGTTCTACAAGAGGAAGAGAACTTACCCCTGAAGAGTTTACAAATTTCTGCAAATATCTTGTAAGACTTGATAATCCTTCTCTAGCAACAAAAGGTCTTAAAATGATGTTTGACGCACATAAGTACATGCATAAAGAATTAGGAGAAGTCCCAGGACATGATAAGTACAAAGAAGGAGTAGATATTTTTATAGAAAAATATAAGGATATATTCTAATGAAAAAGATAGTACATGAAAATTTATATCAATTTCTAAAAGAATGGGTTGATCCTTATGAAGATAAATGGGCTGATAGAGAGATCGATCTATATCAAAAAAGAAAAAGTGGGATAATCCCCGAAGAAAATCCTCAGGATATTCTAAAATATCCTGAGGATATTCCTATCCCTAAGGATACAAGAACTGCTATTAAGAATATCATCGATTATTTTAAAGATAAAGATGATATATCATCAGAAGATTTTAAAAATCTTTGTATTTGGATATCCAGATTATATAATGATTTCGATAGCGTTGTAGAAAAACTAGAGCTTATTCTATCATATTTCCCCTATATAATTAGAGAGATAAAAACAGCTAAATATGATAGTAAATATAGAGAGGGTTTAGAATATATTATAAATAAGTTTAAAAAAAGTGATAGAGAAGATAGTTAAAGAAAGTCTTTTAGAATTTGATAGAGGGGTAGATCCAATGAAAGCTTTATCTCTTGGTGGGGTAGAGAAAATAGAAAAATGGTTAAGAAAATTTGTTTTTAAGGTTCAATATAGAATTAATCCCGATTATACTATTGATATTATATGTGGGGATTTTATAGTTTTTGGGTATGAATTTAGAGATGGTATGGGGATACCTGAGTATATATCTTTTAATGAGTGTAAGGGATCTTTTATAATAAATGGAAAAAATCTCCCAGATCTTTATGGATGCCCTAAGATAGTTAAAGGTGATTTTGTTGTTCCTAATAATAAGATAGTAAGTCTCAAAGGTTCCCCATCTGTAGTTGGTGGTGACTATATCATAGTGAATAATCCAGTTAAATTTAGAGTAGAAGATATACAGAGAATTTGTAAAGTAGGTGGTAAAATAATAGTATAAAGTATATGTTAGTAAGAGAGTCTTTAGATTTTAAAAGAGGGGTTGATCCTAAATCTTCTATTGGTATAGGTTTAGAGAAAGAGATAAAAGACTGGTGGAAAAGTACAAAGAGATATGCTACTGAAGATAGTCTTATCTATGAAATTTTAGTAGATGATAATTTAGATGATGATACTAAAGAAAAATGGGTGCTATTTCTTATCTCTAAACTATATAGTTGGGATGTGGATGAGTGGGACTTGATGATAGATAGTGATATAAATCCTGTTAAAGGAATAAAAGATGGATATAAAAGAAGTATAGGTAGCCTAAAAATAAGTGCAAATGGTGGTAAAAAATATGTATCTTTTAGTTCTTGGGATGACTGGTCTGATAGGATAGAGCCGGGAAGAGATATATCTAAAAAATTTATAGAGAAAGTTTTATCGGGTGATTCTTTAGAATACTTTAATTATGATAATTATGATGATGGGGGGATATTATCAGACTACTCTTATATTATAAAGAAAAATAAAAAGTCATTAAATCTTATTAAAGAAAAGTTTATAGAGATGGGAGGAGATGAAGAGATTGCTAATGATCCAGAACATATGATAGAGGTTATAGATAGTGATGAAGATTTTGAATCTCTAAAAAGTGATATAAGTAATGCATTAATAAGTGCCCAATCACTAGCTGATGAAAGGGAGGCTTATGATGATATAGTAAATAAAATAAAGAATTATTATGGATTATTAAAAGTTAATATGATAAATAATGAATATATAGCTGAAATATCCGATGATGGCTTATTCAATCTATTTCAATCATATTTTGGTGAAGGAGATAAACTAGTATATAATCCTCCTTATTATGGATATAATGGGGATATATCAGATGATCTTCTTGTTAATAATTTAAGCTACTATATAGAAGAGATATAGAATGAAAAGAAAAAGTATATTCGAAACTCCCGAGGAGATATCTCTACCAAATCTATCTTATAATAGATATGGGGAGCCTATTGATTATAATGAGAAGGAAAGCCCATGGATGGAGGATAGAGATGCTTATCCTTTTTTTATGATGGGCGGTGATATTATAATAGGTCGTCGAGGTAATATACACTCTATGCCTGCTGCTGATAGTAGAAATTCTGGTTACTATCCTGGCAGATTTTGGTTAGATAGAAAAGTGATATCTTTTTGGGAATATCCTGATAGAGATACTTTTATAAGTATAATTAGGAAATTAGAGGATAGTATTGGTATAAATATACTGGATGATAAGAGTTGGAGAGTAGAAGTACCTCCAGAGCCATTTTCAAAAAACCCCTGGAGGATGGATAGAGACTTTAAGTCATATCTTATACCGTGTAAAGAATATCTTATAAATAAAAAAGAAGAGACTGATATGAAAAAGTATAAATTAGTTCCAGAATCACTAGAAGAGATTCTAGAAGGAGTAGCTGACAAATATGCTGAAAAGCATTGGGGAATAAGAGATGAAGAAGAAGAGTTTAATAGAAAGTATAATCAGGCTAATATAGGAGAAAAGATAAGTAGCTATATTATAAAAAACCCAAGGTCTTTAAACTCTTTCCCGAAAGGATGTAGAGGGGTTATCACACGTGATGGGGATCTTTACGTAGCAACAGAAGATGTTATTCATGTAGATATACTAAAAGATTTAAAAAGATTTGGTATAATATCTTCTAGTCCTTCAGGATGGGAAGATATTACAGAGAGTAAAGATATAGACTTCATAACAGTTCAGAGAGTATGGGGTAAAGATATATTTGCTATAGGAGAATCTTATATGTTACCTAAGTCTTCTAGAGATCCAGAAGGAAGGAAAAAAGCTTTAGAGTTTTTTATACCATTTCTAGAGAGAGCGAAAAATAAAAATCCTAAATATAAATTTATAGATGAGCAGATAAGGGTAGTCTCAAGAGAAATACTCTCTGATGAGGAGTATGAAGAGTTTAAAACTAAAGGATTATAAATAAAAAATTGCCAAAATTTCTAATTTATAGGACAAATTATATGACAATTTGTCCTATTTTTGTTTTGGAATAGTATTCGATATAGATATGTGTGAAAAAAATATGTCTAACTAAAAATAAAAAGAATGCCTATGAATGGATTAGCACTTTTAAGGGATAGTAGAGTATTTCCCAGTATTTTTGATGAATTCTTTTTTGACACCCCAATTATCCCTAGTCTATTTTCTGACATACAGAATAATTATCTTATAGATTGGGGGGATGATGGCAAAGGATCTATAACTATTGAGGCCCCTGGATTTAAGAAGGATGATATAAAGGTAGAAGTCACTTCGGAAGGAATATCTATAAAGGGTGAGATAAAAGATGATGGGATTAAGAAAAAATTATCAAGAAGCAGCTTCTACTATTTTATAAAGAGAGGAGATATCGATCCAAAGAGTGTAAATGCTAAATTAGAGGATGGTATACTTTATATTAGTATTAATAGAGCTAAAGATAAAGTAAGTAGGATTATTCCTATAGAGTAATTTAGGTATTTATAGTATCACAATAGGAAATGCCCCAATCTCTATGGGGCATTTTTTTTGTCCTATGGCAGATATCTAATCTTTTAAAGATATATAAAATAAAGTTATCACTAATGGTTAAGGATATTTATACAAGATCCCCAGAGGACCCTAATTATGTTTATGGGGTGTTAGAAGTAGATGACCCAATTGAGATGATAATAGCTAAGATAAAGATGATTTTAGGTACTCGTCAAGGACAAGTTTTAGGGGATGTTAATTTTGGTGTACCTATTGAAGATCTTGTTTTTGAGACTAGAATTAATAAATTTGATCTAGAGGAGAGGATACGTGGACAAATATATCAGTATATAAGTGAAGCAGCAGAGTATAAGATAGATCCTAAAGTATCTTTTGGAAGAGCTGATGGATATGATTACTGTATCATAGACTTCTTTATCGATGATGTAAAAGCTATAGGAGTATTAATAAAATAAATTTAGAGAAATGAGTATAATTAAGACATCTCGTATTAGACTTTCAGAACTATATCAGGATAGTATCAACTTTATAAAGACTTCTTATAATAATTTAGGACAATACTTTTCTATGGCATCCCCAATGGGGCAGTTACTTCAGGTGATGCTTAGCATAGGAAGAATGATACTTTACTATGTTGAGGATAGTATAACTGAGCTAAATATAAATACTGCATCAAGACCACAGAGTATCAGAGGGCTAGCAACACTAACAGGGCATAATCCATCAAGAGGACAAGCAGCAAGAGGGACACTAAGGCTTAGTTATAATGGCCAGAAGATAGACATATATGGGGATACAGTTATCATACCTAATTATGCGAAGATAGTATCCTCTATAAATGGGCTTATCTATACTGTTATACTTCCATCACAAGAGGTTAGACTGAATCTAACTAACATTAATAATTATATCGATGTAAATGTTGTACAAGGGACTATTGAGTATCAGCAGGCTACAGGTACAGGAGATCCTCTACAGTCTTTTAACTTCCAGAGTAAGAAGGGAGCTATCATAGATAACTATTTTGTTAATGTATATGTTGATGGTAAAAACTGGACTATAAGAGATTCTATCTTAGATATGACTTATCAAGAAGAAAGTTGCATGGTTAGAACAGGACAGAGTGGAGGTATAGATGTATTTTTTGGCAATGGATATCAGGGGAAGATTCCCCCTTTAGGGTCAACAATACTAGTTGAGTATCTATTAACAGATGGGGAAGAAGGTAATATAACTAAAAGTATAAATCAGTCTGCCGATAACTGGAAGTTCCAGTCAAAGGGATATACACTAAACTCACAAGAAGTGGATTTAAATAAGATTATAAAGGTATCAGTAGAAAAAGATATTATCTTTGGTGCATTACCTGAACCAATATATTTAACAAGACTTCTAGCTCCTCATGTATCAAGAAGCTTTGTATTGGCAAATGCTAATAATTATATCTATTTCTTACGTAAGTTAAATATGTTTACCATTATTGATGCTATTCCCGGATTTGCTACATTTGAAGATAGATATGCACTTGATAAGTATAATAGTGCTAGAACTAAATGGGAAGGTTTAAACATAGAATATAGAAAGCTAGTTTCTACTGTAGGAGCGGATTCAGAGTTAGCAAAAAGTAAAAAGGTAGACCTAGATCTAGCCCAGCAACAAGTATATTACTGGTCGGAGGTTCTAAATAATCAAAAGAAAGATGATAATACAGTTTATCTTTATCTAGTACCAGATGTCAATAAAAGAATACCTTCTAATCAGAACTATTATACATGCTCACTTGATAGCTTTATCTTAACAGATTCAGAGAAAAAAGGTATATTAGATCTCATAGAAGAGTCGGGTCAAAGGATATTAACAGTTGATAATGCAATAATGGAACTTAAGTATACTAGATTTGTACTTAATATATCTCTTATCATTTATGAAGGGTTCGAGCTATCTACTATAAGAGAAAGCATAATATCTAAAACATCAGAATACTTTTTGAAAAATACTCGTAGAGACCGTATCCCTGCTTCTGATCTAGTTAGGATAATAGAAGGTATTGATGGGGTTGACTCAGTAAGTGTATGGTTTGATGCTGATAAAAGAAATATCAATGTATACGGGGATTCTTATGGGTTAGATTCCTATGGTGATATCTTACTAGAGAGATATGTCTTAGATGCTTTTGGTAATAGAGTTCCTGTTAGGGATATTTACCCACTTGTAAGAGGAGGATGGGAGAGTGTCAATGGAATTTATTATGAGGATAGTTTATCTAAGGATAAACTAAGTAATGTTAATATTAATTTAAGAGGTATTACTAAAGTAGACTTAAATAGTAATATGAATAAAAATATCGTATCTAATCTATAATTATGGCAACAAATATTCAAGTTAAAAATGATTTAAGAAGAGAAAATTTTTTCTATAAGATTCGTCCATCTTATTATCATCAGGCAAGACATCTTAGTGATGAGTATAAAAATTTAGGATATGACTATAGGGGGAAGATATTAAGAAGTACTACATCACCTGTGTTATGGAGTAATCCTATCCAAGCTCCTCTGCTTTATAGGATAGAAGCTATGATCAATTTTCTTATAGATCAAGTAAAGTATATTAAGAAAACTTTTAGCATTGCACATGAAAGGGATAGTATAAATGTACCATGATATATAAAGAAAAAGTTTTAATCTTTAAACAAATCCTATGGAATAATTTAATAATATGAGGATAGATCGCTGGAGATTATTTAATAAAAGAGGGAGTAATCTAAATCCATATTTAGATACATTTCTCAGTTTAGAATTTATAACAGATGTAAATAATGCTAGAGGAGCAAGTGGATATGCTATAACTGATCCTTGTTCATATATAACCGATACTGTTATAAGCAGTGGAGGATGGAATTACCCACCTGACGTAGAAGTTAAGTTATCCTATACCTTTGGTGATTTCTCTCGAGTTTTAACCCCTGCAGAAGCTTCAGTAATGTTAGTTGATGTATCAGTATTTGACCCATTTGGAAGGAATTCCAAGAGTATAGGATCAGTAGTAATAGATGTATCAACACAGTTCATATATCCATCTCTTAATATATCTTCTGCTATTTTTCTTAATCCTATATCAGTAGGACTAGTTGAAACAGAAACTATATCAATACTGGAAGAATCATCTACCGGAAAATTTATAAGACCCTATGATCCTTCTGGGGTTTTAGTATTTAGATTTGAAAATGGAGATAAAGAAATTAAGTTATTTACTGTAGATGCAGATAAGGGGGAAATTATATGGGTGGATGAGATGATATTTGATGTATCTAATTATGTTGAGAATACACCGTTAATAATTAATATAGGATTTAGATCAGAGGATGATGGGGTATTTGAGAGAAGGTTAAAAATATATCATAGGATTAATAATGATGATTTTCCTTTAGGGGAGATCATTTGTAATGCTCAGTCAATAGGGGAAGATGAGAGATTTAATACATTAATAGAAGATTTTGGGCTACCTCAGCCAAAGTCTATCTATAAGATCTTTAAGGAAGCTGATATCAATGAGGATCTTCCCGACTGGGAACTTATTAATTATAAGAGTAAGCATATCATACTAGAAGGACATAATATCATGTCCTATATAGGAAGTTATAAAGGTCTTGTCAATGCAATTAAGTGGCTTGGGTATGAAGACATAAAGATAAAAGAATGGTTTTTAAATTCTAAAGATAGTACTAAATTATCTTTATATGTTCCTTATGAAGCAAAAGATAGGTCAAAAACTATTCTATCTTTTAGCCCTGAAGAGAGAAAGAATTTAAAGAAATTAAATCAGTTATCCTTAATATACTGTATAACAAGAGATACAGGAGAAGTAGATAAATGGGGTAACCCAATAACTGAGAATTGTTATCAATATAATATAAATGAGATATTAGTTAAGTTAAAGTCATTGAAAGATTGGCTGGAGAAGAATATCATCGGGGTTAATGCAAGAATAACAGATATAACGGGTGAAGGTATCTATTATGAGAGATTTAGAAATCTTATTTATGCAACACAGAATAAAGGTCAAAGGGCGATATTCTCTCAGTCACTTACTCCTATGTTTTTATATCCCCAATCTCAACTTTATCATGGTGAAGCCTCTATAGGTTTAACTATTAAAGAATTAACTTATACAAAGATAGGTAAGTATTCAGGTTTAAAGATAGGAGATTTTCTTCAGTACTATTGGGATCCTTCAAATCTAGCCTTTAGTCCCGATTCATCATCTCTTCTCTTCTATGACCCATCGACACTTTTAGTTGGAGCATCTTTTAGATTCCCTCTTTATCAGTTAAGTGATATACAATGGGTGGCTTCAGTAGAAAAGACAGAGTCTGGGGTACTTCCGGAATGCTTTATAACTAATCCGCTGCATATCTATCAAAATGATATAAGATTTTATAATATCTTTGATACATCAGCAGTTTTTTATGACTTATCTACTGGCCTTAACATATACATTGAGAAAGGGTATATTAGAGATAGTAGTAATGATATATGGGATGAATCTATAGAATATTCTATCTATGATGGTAGTAATGGGGAATACATAGTTGAGAGTTCAACAGGGATAATCTATAGGACAAATGGGTATGTTAATTTAAGACCAGGAGTAAATTCTAGGTTAGAGTATTCTTATGATGATAATTATGGTGTTCCACTGCTTAGCTTTACTAACTATAAATTCACTGACTCATCAGGTAGTACATTCTACTTCCCTACTGATAAGAAGTACTATCTTGATATAGCGGATGGTAAGATAGCTATGAGGAGGTTCCTTGAGTGTCCTTCTTCATATACATTAGACCCATCAACAGTAATGTATAAGAGAGAGGACTACTATATCAACTTTACCTATGATTCTTCTCTAGACTCTCAAAAAATAACTCTTAACGTAGTATACTCCTCACCAAGAGCTCCTCTTTATATTTATGACCCATCAGTATACTATCATATCTCCCCAGAAGAGTCTTTAGTCTTTGATAATAGTACTTATATAATGGAGGTTAATCACACAGGAAAGTATAAGATAGAGATCTTCGGATGGGATACACAGAATAATGTCTATAGGAATTTTTTAAGAGATAGTTATATCGTATGGAATAAATTCCCGAAGATATATCTTTACTCTTCTAAAATATTAGACCCATCATCTCAGATAGTAAGCCCTGAAGATATATCAACGTTGCTTTCTAGTAATAAATATCCCGTGTTTGATAGGATCACCCCGCTATATGGTCTAACACTAAATAAAGATATTGATGGTAACTACTATGTTAAGATACCTTCTATAAGCTATTTTGTTGATCTTCCAGATGCTGGATCTATAGGAAGATTCTATAATATGACAGAGAGGGTCTTATCAAGAGTGGGTGATATTTTCTATATTGATAGAGACTATCAAGAATTCTATGTTGGTGATAGGGTTAATATTATACTATTTGATAGGGGTAGGTATAGCATTGTTGATAGTACAACTGGTATAGTATCATCTATTTCAGGGGATAGCTTAGAGATACCTGGTATATCATCTTATTTCACTCCCGATAGTCAGATGGCACTATATCTTCTAAATGATACCGAGAGGGAGACTTATAATCCTATAAATAGCTTTAACGATAAGACAGTCTTAATTGATATATCAACTTATAGGTTTAAGAATAATCAGTTAGTAGGTATAATTATAAATGATGTTTGCACCGGATACTCATGGGGAAGTTCCTTCAGAACTATTGACTCATCATCTGTCAATGATCCTTCCTATGGGTTTAGGCATCTTCTTCAGGGGGGTATCCCAGAATTTGTTATTGTTAATAGCAGTAGATATAAGATAACTGCTAAGCATTCATTTTCTGAATTTAGTGATTTTACTATAGATATTTCATCAGCTAAAGAAATTTCTAATCAGTTCTATATTTACTTAGATGATAAGTATAATTTACAGTACTACTTAGATAATACTTTTGCATTTTATAGTACAGACTTTCAGCATGATAAGGTCTTAGATCAGTGGTATGATGTATCAACTGATGCTAGTCTTATAAGTGGGAATTTTTACTATATTAATAGTCCAGTTGTCATAGAGCCTTCAACACTGCTTATTCTTGACTCTTATTATGATCCTTCAGACTATCTTTTAGATACTAATACTATATGGACTGTTAGAGATAGAGTAGATGGTAAGGTACTATTTAGAGCTTATAATAGAAGTGTACCTTTTATCTATGTTGATAGTGGTATTTGGGATGTTATGATAGAGGTATATGATAGATATGGTAATTTAAAGAAAAATTATACTGAAGGTTTAATTACTGTTAGAAATGGCTGATAGATTTCATCGTCCACAGAGGGATATCTCTGAGATTAATGTTCAGAGTTCATATGTTCTTATTGATAGCCCTTCTTTCAATCGTCCAGAGAGCATATCTCTCGAGACTGTTGGGAAGGCACTTAGAATAAAGATAAATGATGATGTTTTAAAAAATATAAACGTTCTATCTTCTACTTACAGAGATCTAGAGAAAGATATGTATGTAAGCCCCCAATCACTTCATCTATCTCCTAAACTCTATCTCTCTACTGATGAGAAATATCTCTATGTCTGGGCTGAAAAGTCAGGTAGATGGAAGAGAGTACCACTATCAGATTGGGATAGTCCTAAAGACTCATCATTACATTAGGGATATTTCTTATATTGGTTCTAGCGAAAATTCTATTTCTGTTCTTCTTAATATTTAGTGCTATAAATACTTTTACTAATTCCACTCTCCCCATGAAAGTAATTGTAGTCATCTCTTCCACTTTTCTTATCATGCCAGACATAGGTATAGACAGAGCATCTCCCAACAGTAATAATATCCCAGTTCCAGGAGTCTAATTCTTTTGCTTCGTCACTAGCTGCCCATACAGTAAGTAGTCCGGAGGTAACAGTATAGGTATAACTAGTCCCTGGCATGAGTCTTACCTCTAGATTAAAGTTACTTCCTTCTTCTGTACAGTCGACCCATAGAGGTATAGAAGTGCTGTTTTCTACTACTACTTTACAGAAGTTATTCCTCTCGCAGAGAGGGGAGTCATCTTTAGTGCAGGAAGATAGTGTTGATAGCAAACTTATAGCTAGTATAGATAGAGTGGCAATAATAGTCCTTCTAATAGAGGATCTTTGGTAAGAGATAAATTTCATAATTAGAATTTTTAGTTAACAATACTATTTAGTGATAATTACTTTTTCAGTCATTTTTTCTTACCCCTCTTCTATAATTCCATTTACGAAATAGGCTGACATCTTCATCATATTCTTCCCAATATCCTTCCATCATCCCATCTTTATAGCTTCCTTTTGCATCTAAATATCCAATATAGTGGTATAATTCCCAGTATCCCTCTCTTCGTCCATTTTTAAATTCTCCTTTAGACTTCGGATTCCCATTATCATAAAATGTTTCCCAATATCCTTCCATCATCCCATCTTTATACCTTCCTTTTTCATTTAGTATCCCGTTATCGTGATAGAACTCCCAGTATCCATCTGGTAAGCTATTTTTAAACTTCCCTTTAGATAACAATTTTCCATTAGGATAGTAGGTTTTACTCTCTCCTTCTCTTAGACCGTTTTTAAACTCTTCTTTAGATCGTAATTCTCCATTACTATAAAAGATAGTCCATTTTCCCTCTTCTAGGTCATTTTTATAGATTCCTTTTGCATTTAGCTTTCCATTATAGTAATATAATTCCGAAGGTCCTTTTCTTTTGCCTCTCTTATAGAATCCTTTATACTGTAGGTTACCATTATCGTAAAAATACTTCCATAGACCATCTCTACTGTCACTCTTATAATCCCCTTCTGAATCTAGTTTACCATCATAGTAGTAGTACTTCCAATGGCCATTTTTTAAGCCATTTATATAGCTTCCCTCGGATTTTAGTACACCATTACTATAGTACTCTTTCCAATACCCCTCTTTTTTCCCTTCTGAATTATACTGATTTATTTTTTCCTCTCTTTTCATTTTCTTTTTATTTAATTTTTTATTTAATTTCAGGTCCCAAATCTTATATCTACATCTCTATATTAGATAGTAGTACATATCCAAGAGATATCTCAAAAGTAAAATTTTGTATATATTGGCACCATCCATAACCACATCCTATCTGGAAAGTAGCATCCTTATAACAGCTTTTTATACCTACCATAACAATTGTCATAGGAGAAGTCATTCTATTTGTTATATTACCACCGGCCCGCTGATGTAACTCCTACCGATGCATAAAATCCTTTACTGTCTGGGCTAAATGAGTACATACTTATACCAATAGAGTAGGAGTTGACTCTATCTCCTGATATTGGCATCTTACATGGCATCCATCCTCCAGAAATACCGAATTTTCCTATTTGTAAGTCCCCACCAATAGCCCCTCCTATCCATGAATATCCTCCATTAACACTTAGACTATATAGCTTTTGAGCTAGGGTACTAATAGAGAAAGCGAGAGATAGAGAAAATAGTAGCAATAATTTTTTATTCATGATGAAGTAGTAATATATAAAATTACATCAAATATAATAATTTTTTTCTAAATTTTTATTATCACTCTTATTTTTAACGTTTTTTTAACATTTATTAGTTCATCTTTCTAACATCTATTAAACATCCAGCTAACATTCTTTTAAACATCCAGCTAACATTCTTAGAGATAAAGAGATATAAATAGACTTAAGTACTAATCCCCCACTACCTTCTTAAGTAGTCTCAGGTAACCTTGGGAACCCAGGCATACCGAACTGTGCATTTCCTATATTACCCCAGTTAGGAAGATAGCCTATTGTCCATGAAGTGTTCGTTAGATTTAGACTTTCATACTTTGGAAATGGATCAACAGGTATGATAAGCTGTCTCTTTAAGCTTATATCACCATATACTTTTCTACTGTTAAGAAAAGTATCATTTAACTTATCGGGGAAAGATATATCAGAAAGAGCCTCTTTACTTATATCAAAAGCCTTTTGCAAAGCCTGAAGTAGCGGGCTATTTATCTCAGGAACCCCTGTACCTATCTCCTGAAGTGGTTTTGGATTTTTAAGTGTAGGAAAGAAATAGCTCTTTTCAGGACTAGCACTACCCGGATAAGCTGCTAGAATGTCATTCATCTTATCAACAGCACTATTTAGCTTATCCTCTAGGCTATCTATTCTATCCTGACTACTCTCTAATGGTTTTAGATCTTCAGATGCATTCTTTATCCTATCACCTCTTATAGCTTTTGATAAGATATTAGCTTTAACCTCCTCTTTATATCTCTCCCTCTTAAGAAGTAATATCTTAGAACTAATATCCTCTAGACTAGCAGCCCACTCTTCTACTTCTTTTTCATATCTATCTAAGTTTTCATACTCATTCTTAGCTCTTTCTTCTACACTACTAATTTTTTCCTTAAATTCCATTCCTTTACTATTATCATCTATGCTTCTTACTCTTTTAGGCCTATTCTTTCTAAGCTCTCTCTTCTCAGCTTCTAAACCTTCTATACTTCTATTTAGTTTATCGATCTTTTCGACTTCTCTATCTAAGTACTCTTTAAGGGTCTTCTCTCTAAAAGTCTCTTCTATCTTCTTTATCTCCTCACCTAAAGCTTTAATCTCTCTCTTTATAGCTGTAGCCGGATCAACAAAAGGAACATGATAGAGAATATCCTGATTAACAACCAGTATGAAAGGGAAGACCCATAAACCAGTAACAGTAAGTCCTATAAGTATGATGCCCCATTCAGTTACAAAAGGCTTTATAGGGATATAGACCGTAGGAAGTGGTAAGTTAATAGGTGGCGGAATCCCTATACTCCATGGGGGGGATAGAACAGAAGATAGAGTAGCTATAGATAGGTACCTAACCCAATAATCAAGGCTCTTTAAGTCCTTGGTAGTAAAAGGACTAATATCATCAGGTATATCAGCCTTAGGGCATTCAACATTAGTACTTATAGGATAGTACTTAAGTACATCACTATCTCTCTTTAAACTAAGCTCTGGTAGGTAAATCCGTGAACTATCGCCTAGCTTTGATAGGATTTCATCTATTCTAAGGGGGATTTCTTTGTACTTTTTCCATAAATTAGTAAAAAAGTCTTGTAAAGCGGAACATTCTCTTCTTGTAAGGTCCTTCAGAGTTATTACTTCTGTACTTACAGTAGTACTTTTTTCCTCAACACGTTGTATTAAAGAGAAAATCGTGTAGATACGGAAGCGGACGAGTTCTTTTTCCTCGGTAGTGAGTTTTTTGTTCTTTTTTCCCAGGGCCTCAATAGCCTTGAGTGCGGAATTTAGTGCTGGGGTAAGAGAAACTGTCCCTTGGGATTCCCCTACTCCCGTAAAGAGACTTTTCTTATACTCACTATATAAGTAATCATAATACTTCTTATACTTTTTATTTAGACTAGCTCCTTCATCTAGATATAGAGCTAGTTCCTCTATCTTACTTTTCGCTATTTCCTCTCCTTTAAACAGACGTATCCTATTACTTATTATTTCTTCTACGATAGCCTGTAGAGATATAATTACTTTTGATACCACCCCTGCTGATATTTGGTCCTCTATTGGTGTATTTACCATATAGGATAGGGATTTTGAGCTATCTCTTATAGAGAGAAGCTGATAGTATAAAGAGATATACCAATCGGTTAGTTCCAGGTACTTCTTGTCTACTTCTGTTTTCTTTCCTTTTTCTATTGCTAAGTAATAGACTCTTTCTAAATTAGAAAAGTATCTCTTTTTAGCACTGTCTATATCTTCTTTTATTACTTTCATATCTTCAGATCTTTCTGCTAAAGATTTTATCCTTGTTTCTTTTGTTATATTCTTTACTTCTTTTATGTAACTATCTCTGATTGTCTTTCTACTATCTTGAGCTTCTTTGACTCTTTCTTCTAAGCCGCCTTTTTTATAGACTATACTACTTTTTGATATAGAAGAGTCAAGTAGATGAGAATTTAGAAGTAGGATAGGTAGAAGACATTGTATAGAAAGGCTATCAATAGCATCTTCTACTTGGGATAGTTCTCTATAGAGTAGTGCTATATCATTTACATTAGAATATTCTCCTAATGAGGAGTCTTCACTATTTATATCTATCTCTATCTCACCCTTTTCGATACTAACTCTTGTTACAGTACCACTAACTGATGATAGTACAGTTTTTTCCCCAAACGTTAGGATAGCATTACCGTAACTTACTCTGCTTCCTGGGGATACTAAGATGTTTAAAGGATAATTCTTTCTATCTAAAGTGGTACGTAAATCTGCATAGAGAGCTTTTAGTGGTAGGGTATACTTAGCAGGGGATGACTCTATATTAGGAGAGTAAATAGAATGGATATCAATTGGACAAGAGAAATCATCTATCTTATCTTCTATAGGATATTTTGGTACTATAAAGTCATCTAATGATATAGGACAAGAAAAGGGGTACGCAGATATATCAATAGGACTAAGCTCTAAAGGTCTATCTGTAGGGCTTTCAGGTGGTTCAACAGTGCATGTGATAGATTGAATAGTATCAGAAAATGAAGAGAATGACTTCTTCTGAAGTATATCTTTATTCTTTCTGTATATTCCATAAGCTATACCTATAGCAATAATAACAGTATCTATCTTCTTGAGAGAAGAGGTTAAACCTTCAGTTGAAATCATCTCTTTACTTCTATCTCTTATCCTACTTTTAGAATACTTAATAGCAGAAGATATCATCCTAATGGATCTAGATAGATAAATACCACGAAATAGTGATGGAGTAGTATTCCTACTTAGCCAATCTTTCGTTCTAATTGCAAAGATATAAGATATAAGTAGAAGGGGGAAAATGCTTTCTACGTCTTTTAGTATATAATCAATAGCATAAGTTGTCCTATTAAAAAAAGATATCTTATCATCAAAATCAGTGATCTCTTCAGCCATAGATAGATAGTCTTCTCCTTTAGATAGACTAATAGTAGATGACTTACTTAGTAAGTTATAAGGCGGTTCATCTTTAAGACATTCTGTTAGTACATAACTATTGAAATCCCCAGTATAATCGCTTTCTATAGAAGATAGAATACTTCTTAAAAGTTTATCACTATTAACATATCTTTTTATTTCATCATCAGAAGGGTTAAGATAATTACTGAATAGCTTATACTTATCAGTAGGAAGATAATTAGGTAATAAAGACTTTACAGAATATGATAATTCATTTACAATATCCGATAGTATCTTATCTGATAAAGAATTAAGAGATAATATAGAAGAAGGTAAATTCATGAAAAGAGTATTCTTCTCTATAAACTCTTTAAGAAGAAGAATATACTTTTCAAGAACTTTATCAGCTGATGTCATAATGTAAGAAAAAGAATAAATTTATATAATATATTTATCCTTAATTTTTTATAAAACAATATTAAAGATATTTCATATAATATAATGAAGAAAAAGAAAAATTAGAACAATCAGGGAACTTGGAATATTATAAATTTTAAACTTTGTTTTATGAAAAAGAAAATGATTATTAGAATTATTATTACAATTTTAGGATTAGCTGTATTAATAGGAATACAAGCTTTAATTGAAGGAGAAAAAACCTTTTTATTAATGCCACTTTGGCCATTTTTATATGCTGGCTATATATTTTTTATGGTTACTCGATATATTGGCTTATAGGGAGTAATAATAACAAATTATAAAATAACTTTATATATTAAAACCCATAGGTAAAGTAAAGAAATGAAACAAAAAGATTATATTTTTTCTCCATATATTCATATTAAACATACAGATGAAAGTTTAAAAGAATATAATGAATTCATAAAAGAATATCATAAGTTACATGAATGTTGTCCTAAATGTGGGGGGATAGAACACACATCAACATTATTTTGTTATGTATTAGATTTAAATAATAAACATAATTACAAAGATATGAATATATGTGAATGCAAAAAATGCGGTGATAAACATTATGTACATAATAGAGTACCCGCCAAAAAGAAATGATTAAGATACATGCTGTTACTGTTAAAATTAATATAAAATCTAACTCTTCAACAAGAATTGATGGTATATTTTTTAGTAATGTATTACAAAGATCATGGGGTAATTATGTATATAAAGTGAAAATTATATCAGAAACCCAGCAATCTTTGATTTAAGAAAAAGTTCATTTGATAGTTTAGGTGTTCAAGAAACTTTTGATGCTTTGTTTCGTGGGGATACATCCTATATAATTGATGATTTAGTTGAATATGCTGGTATGGATTAAAAGTTTAGATGAAGAATGGATGAATCTAGATTTAATTGTGATTAAAAATGAAGTTTATTAAATACATGATATTGAATATATTATTCCTAATACCTATTATAATGGAATATCCGCTAAGATTATTAATTTAATAATAATAAAAGAACCTTAAAAGTTTTATTTAAGATAATCTAATCTTTTAGAATCTAGAAATGTATTAATATCCATAATACTTTCAAAAGAAGTTCCTTTTATTATAATATAATATCTTTTATTCTTAGATTTTTTAAAGAGATATATCTTTGTCTTAGATCCATCTTTAGTCCATATTCCTATACACTCATCATTAGTAGTAAAAGGATTATTTACAACAGAAGCCCTTACAAAATTAAACTCCGCAGCTACTTTATCGACACTATCTATCATATCGTATATTTTATCTTTCGTTTTTTATATAGAATTAATTCTATTTCTTTTATTAGGTATAGGGTAGAATTTTCCTTTATATTTTATATAGTCATATGAAGGAGGTCCTTCAATGAGATAATTTATAGAGTATAATATTCTTACAGGGGGATTTGTAGAACTAACCATAATATCTTTAACTTCCTTTTTATTATATAATTTCTCCATATTACGGAGTATATATTTGGATGTATCTTCATCAAGAATAATGGTTTCCGTATTTTCTTCTATTCCAGAATCTTTTTCTAGATGACTAACATTAAGGATATTTACTCCTATATCAAGAGTATCCTTAATAGAATTACCTTTTTTAAAATCTAAAGATTCTTTTATATCAGATTGAAGTAAAAATTCCCATCTTTTCTTATCATCATTCCAGATACAAGAAGCTTGTAAAAGATCAGATCCTTTATATCTCTTTGCAAAAATAATATTCTCATGATAAGGAGTCTCATCTGCAAAAACAATGTCTTCATAATTTATTTCATCATTATCATCATCTTTAATACTACCAAGAACTTCCATTAATTCCCAATCCTTAGTATACTTATCCCAAACTACAAATAGATCTCCTTTTTTAAGATTTCTTTTATATCTTAGACCTATATCCATAATATCCCTTATATCCCCTCTTCTAAAGCTTTCTGATTCGTACATACTTTCTATCTGTAATTTCCACTTCTCTAAAGTATCCCAATCTCTAAGAGGAAATGTGCTAATTCCATTTTTACCTGATATAAAAACCCCATATTTATCACTATCTGTATAATCTCTATATAATGTTATTCTACCTTCTCTCCCTCCATTTCTTGCAGGTATTTTCCACGATTCAATAGCTCTTTCTTTATTAAGATCTTCTACTCCTACTCTCTCTAAACCTAATTTTTTAGCTATTTTATCTAGTTTATTTGCTATCCTGATCTCCTCCATACCTATCTTCAAAGCATCGTAAGGATTCTTTTCTCTAACGAATTTCATATATACTATCTTTGATTTTAATTATAGTTATCCATAGAATATCCTTCATCTATATAAGTGTTCATCTCATTCCATATGTTTAAAAAATCTTTTTTTGGTATAGAAAAATCTTTTAGTATTTCTAATACACTCTTTGGGGGTTTCTTTATAATTTTAGATTCTAGTGTAATTTTATTCCAATTTTCATAAATGAAGTAGACAAGATCATATATGTCAATATCGTCTTTAGACTGAATTTCGTACTCTTCTATAAATTTCTTAGAGAATTTATTACTTAAATTCAGATTACTCATAGAAATGTTTATTTTATATATCTTTGTTATGAACTAATAAGAACATTCTTACTACATGCTGCACTCTTAGCTTGCTTAACTAGATTTTGAGTAACACTAGGAGAAGGGGGAAATTTAGCATCAATTATAACAGCCATAGCTTCTAGAAGAGCAAAAAGTGTTTCACCAAGTACTGCACTAGAATATGGTCCGGGGCCAACTTTTGTTTGCTGATTACCTGATGATACAACTTCATCAGCGACAGTCTCTACTCTAGCTCCAGCAGCTATATTAATTTCATTTTTAGTTGTTATATAGCATTTATCGCCATCAAGCTGAATAAGAGACTCCTGATTAGCATGTTGAATAGTAATCATGCTATCAGGAGATATCTGGATAAAACTATCTCTATAGAATATCTGAATACCAAGATTTTTTTGGTATATTATACTTAGTTCTTCATCCGGGTCAAAAGCTAGTACATGTGTACCTTCATAATCGTTTTTAATTGTTTCTATTAGTTTTGTATCAACGTTCTGGATAGTAGAGTATTCTGGTGCATAGATATCCCCGTTATTAAACTGAACTCTAACGATCTGTCCTATTTTAGGAACAGAAAGAGTTCCTGCTCCATCACCCCCAAAGAAAGTAGAATTAATAGGTACTGCCCATGGAAGATCTTTACTATCTAATTCATCCATAAGACGAAATACTCGTATCTGGCATCTTCCAGAGAATAAGGGATCCTTGTTATTAGTAACAACCCCTATCCAGTCTTCATCTCTTAAATCCCTTATTAGAAAATCAGGTTTCTTCATATATAAATTAAATATCTAAATTTTCATCAGTTCTAAAATAATTAAATAGAGAGAAGTCACCAAAAAATTCTTGGTGATCTATGAATTCAACAATAGCAGCTTTTCCATTTTCTGTATCAAAAAATCTAATAGTACACATCCAATTACCTCTTCTATCTATATTAATTTCTTCTGTACATTCTGAATTGGAGATATAATCATAGATGTTATTTATATATTCGGACTTATCTCTGGATGATCCTAGAAAGTAAATCTTATTCTTAGATAGACCCATTTCTCGAGTAATAACTCTTTTTATATCTCTATCAGCTCCTCCATAAATATAATGATTATTCAAAGTATATTTTGAGAATATAGAGGATCCTATTCCTAATTTTTCTTTATTACTTATAGGTCTTTTAAATAATAAATTTTCGTATACTAATTTTGCTCTCATTTATCTATTTTATTATTTGTTGCTTTACTATTATTAGGCTGAGGTAATTTATTTGCTTCTATCTTATCATCATCAACAGCTTCACCAGGATTTGGAATTTTTAATTTATCTCCTTCTAGTCTTTGTGAAAGTCTTTCACTAGGTTTAGGTCTTTCCATACCCCCTTGTGCATAAGAACCTAATAAGTATTCATCTTCTTTTCTTCTCTCTCCTGCATTAGACTTTAGTTCTGATGATGGTTTTGGTGGGGTAATAGAAGGATTTATATCCCCATCTGTAGATCCTAGTTTAGGTGATGTAATAGATTCAGTCTTTTCTAATTTATTAGAAGTCGCCTCACCAGGATTAGGTATCTCTATCTTTCCACCTTCTACAATTTTATTATTAGTAGATAGCGAAGATGGTAAACCTTCAAATACTAGATAGTCTTTAACTTCTAAAGGAACATACTTCTGGCTATAAGCATTCTTTAGATAGTCTTTATTTTCAATCCCCTTTGTTGAATTTATCTCTTTTAGTGCAGTAGATACAAGATCTGTTGCCTTAGATAGATCTTTTATCTTCTCCCATTGTCCTCTATCATTAAGAAGTATATTAGCAGCTTCTTTTATCTTTATATCTTCTTCATTTGTTGCTTCTGATAGAGTAATACTCTCTAAAAAAGATTTAAAATGAGTATCTACTAACTTTCCCTCTAGATCCTGAGATGGAAGGGTATTTTTAACAGACTCCTCAATTGCTCTTCTTGCAACACCAAATAGAGTAAATACATTCTTTGACTGAATAGCAGATATAGCTTCGTTAAGAGAGATCCCAAGACCTGGTATCTTATTCATCTTAAGCTGATCAATTTTACTATTTACAAGATTCTTTAATAAAGCTTTCCCTGCTGTAATTGTATTACCAACCCAAGTAGCTGGATCTATAGGATTAACAGAATTTATATCTGTACTATAATTAGGAGAAGCATTCGTTATATTATCAATATTACCAGACTCTATGAATGGCTTAACTGATTCATGAGAAGTATTGGAAAGAATATCTCCTTTAGCATAGTCTGATATAATTGGACTAGAATAAGGATCTGTTGTATTTGATAGTTTAGTACTATTATTAGGAATTTCCACTACAGGTGAAGTAGGCACACCAGTAGGAGATATAGTTGTAATAGGAATGGTATCAATACTTCTAGAAAATCCATTAATCAGCCAATCATAGTAGAAATAGTTAAGTATAGGATTGATATACCTTTCTTGAAGATTTCCTACTTTTACTGAAAATTGTACCTCTCTCATTTGTGGTTCTGAAATACTAAGAGAATCAGGCACAGCACTAATAGATGTTATATCAATTTCGCATCTCTCAAGTTCTAAAACATAAACAGGGGTAAACTTTTCAATTATACTTAGTATCATTGGGGGAACTTCCGACCCTGGCATTAATTTACTAGTGAAATTTGATTTATGAAATGTTCTAAATTCTGTTATATAAATAGCTAGTTTAAAATATCTCATCATATCCGGGAGTATCCATCTCTGATAGGTATCATCCCAAGCTATTTTTCTATATAGATTTAGTAGATGAGTTATTCTTAAATCCAGAGCTTCTAACATCTTAATAGTTATTTTTCCATCAGTAGGAACCCTCATACCTCTTTCTGGATTAATACTAAGTATTGAGTCTAGCCCTGAAATTTCCTGAAAATACCACTGATTATTCATTTGAATCTCATTCCATCCATCAATAAAGTCTTCTAGCATATTAGCTCTTATAATCTCATTATTATCTCGTAAATACTGATAAGATGAGTATTCCATTCTAGCCTTAAGATCATCCTCTTTATACTTATTGAATAGAGGCATTGGGAATTTATCAAAATTTGTACTTTCTAAAGATGTATTATCAGAATAAAATTTAAGTTTAAAGGTCAAATATGTTGGCTCATCAAATGTCTTCTGGATAGCTCCACTTTTTTGGAGCATCTCTGGTTTAAATCTTTCCCCTACAGATCTAAATAACTGATAAGGAGATCTTGGGTATTTTTCGTCTATAATCTGAGGCATTTCAAATAGTAATTTTTATTTTTTTATAGGCTCTGTTGGAACAGGAGTAGGCCATTCTCTTCTAGTTAGCATGAAGCTCTGTGAAAAGTTACTTAACATATCCTCTTCTTGTTTTTCCCATGTAAGAGTAAAGCCCATAACATAATACCAGCCAGAATAGAATTTATCTAACATCTCTGCTTGAGAAAAATCATTCTGAACTTTTAAGGCTTCAAGCCTATCCTTTCTTATCAGAGCAATAGGTAGCTTATCTCCTTTAATTATATTAAGGTTTATTCCTTGTACGAATATCTCAACATTTAGTTTCTCTAATTCTACATTATTGATAGCATTATGAACTCTAGCTCTCATATAGTTCCTATGATGGTTACCTGTCCATTTACTATTATCATCTTCTGGATTAGATAGAGTATACTGTATTCCAAGCCAAGAAGCTCTTTTATAAATCTCATTATAGTTATAGTTAGCTTTTGCTGTTTCTCCTTTTCCGGTTGATGGATCCCATCTTGATCTTCCTCTTAAGATAATATGGGAGTTTAGCTTTTCTTCATCATAATCTGGTGGAATTTCCAAACTCCAATATTTTTGGGAGTCAGGTTTTTCATAGAGTATATTATTATGCTCGAAGAAAGTGCAATAAGATGTAGTCCCATATTCAAAAGTTATCTTAGATGAATTATTTATTGGCCTCCAATCTTTAATATAGAAAGATGATGTTCTAAAATTTGGATAATTAGAAAATACTTTAGCAGTTCCTACAGTCTTATCACTCTTACTTCCCCACCAAAATTCAGTAGGAACATTTCCTATAAGTGCTGCTTCATCTACTTCATTCTCCTGAGAGAGTAATTGTTTTTGAACATTAACAAAGTTTAAATTATAGTATACGTCAATCCACCAGTCAAAAAAAGATGATTCGTTCTTCCAAGCTCTTTCTGTTACTTCTTCCACAAATTCTCTAATAGTATTAGAAGATATCCAAATCTGATAGTCATCTGTATCCTCTTCATTTGTACTAAATCCTAAACCCACTTTTTTAGCAGTTTGTTTCATAGCATCCATTGAAGTTCCTCTAATAGCGAAATCTGAAAGATATGAGTCCCATCCTGGGATAAATAGTATTCCAAAAAAAGTTATAGAGATAGCAGGAACCTCGGAATTCTTTTTTGTCGTTCTAATGGAAGTAATTACATAGTCATTTCTAATAGGCTTTAAGATTTCTGACTTACTCTGTATTGCTACAGAGATAATATCCCCATCTAAAGGCATATTTTTAGATAGAAATAAGTCATCATAAAAAGATACACTCAGAGTTATTTCTGGTATTTTTCCATAAGAGTCTATTTTAAAGTAGTCTATTTCTTCTTCAGATAGATAGTAATCATTTATCTTTATTAGAGGATATTTTATTGATACTAAATCCTCTATTCTCTGGGTTTTTGACTGATCCCCAGGGGTTTGCTGAACAGATAGTTCATCTAAAACAATCTTTGAGTCAAAAACTTGCCATATCCTTTTTCCGTCCTTTGTTTCGGGGGAAATAGGAGAATTAGAAATACTTTTAGGTGTAAATGTATAGTCTGCCATTATACTTTTCTAGTTTTTATAACTTTTGTTAGAAATTCTGCGGATGACATTCCATTCTTTAGACATGCACTCTCCCCTATATTTTCTCCAAAATAGACTCTTCCATTTCTATAAGTAATTCCTTTTTCTCCTTCTCTAGCTATATTAGGGGGAAGAACCCCATCACCAATAGTATCACTCTTTTTAGAAAAACTTCTTCTATCAAAATTATCTAAAGCCTCATCTCTCTTAGGTACTTTTGTAGGATCGATATATTTATATGAATTTCTGATTCTTTGAGCATCAGATCCTTCTATACTATCATTTCTAGTTTTTGTATTTCTTTTAGCACTATTTAGATCTGGTACAACTATAACATCTCCTTCTCCTATAGTAAAAGGATTAGATATTCCATTATATTTTAGAATATATTCTGTATAAATTGTATTGTTATACATTACTTGAGCTATAAGATCCGGTCTCATAGCATAATCTCTAGGAACTCTGTATACAGAAAAATTAATATAGTCGTCTGTTCTAAAATCAAACATAGACTGTGTTAAATCCCTAACGACATTACCATCAGGTTTTTGAAAAAGTGGCTTTCTATCTATACTATTTAAAAACATAATTAAGTAGTTGTTTTTTTGCTTATCCAGGATGAGGATCTGAATTCACTTCTGGACATTAGTAACTCTCTTCTCGCTTTCTCATCAGTATTAGCTGTAAGACCTAAAGTTGAGAAGTCTTGATTTGGTGATACAGCAGAAAACTTACTTCTATTCCAAACAGATATACTTCCTTGCATACTATTCTCTCTAACAGCTGAAGGCCCTGTTTTACCTCCAGATGTTGCTGCTCCACCAATAACAGTACCTAATCTCCAATCTGCTGGTGATCTTCCGGTCTTTGTTGCAGCATTTTTTCCACCTGTATATTTATCAACCATAGTCTCATAATCAGCAGATCCACTAAGACTATCAGGTAGATCATATATACGACCCATACCTCTGTTAAACATACTCTGAATAGCATCTCGATCTCTAGCCATTCCATGAGCTAGATTAACTGTTATCTTTACTTCTAATGGGAAGTCATCCGGTCCTAATTCATCCCCGAATTCAACTTCCATACTTTCACATATAAGATTTCCTATCATAGCAATAGGATTAAGAGGGTTTCCTATAGTTAGATGCCATTCTCCAACTGGTTCACCTATAAGTAGAGCTTTAAGCCCTGATAGGTATGGAATAGCTCCTTTAGACTTTTCCGCAACTCTAGCTTTAACTATATTAGAGAAAACGTTATTTCCTTTAAGAATACTTTCTGTTGCTCCTCCTACTCCTCCTTTTTCAAATCCACCAAGTAAATCAGAAAAGAAGTTTTTAACCATATCTATTAACCCACCAGATCCTCCTAGTTTCTGTCCAAAATTTTCTACAGCTGATTCACCCCATCCTAATGGATCTCCTCTATACCATTGTTGTATACCTTTATCCCCTCCCATAAATGGATATGTTTGAGGCCTACCCATAAATCTATGCTGCCCGCCCCAGAACATTGCAGAAGCAGATCCTATAATTAAAAAATTAGATATTATGTCTAAAAGAACTGCTTTAG